CTTGAAAGCCTCGCGCTTGTCCTCAGGAAGCGCCGTCCCGAAATCCTCAAAAAGTCCCATTCTTTATTCCTTCGCCCCGAGAGTCATAGCCCCTCGACGCTAAAAAAGATCAAAATATGCTTGACATTCTTTCCGATCCGTGGTAGTGTTCTACTTGTCCAGCGTAGTTTGAAAACGTGATTAGCGATCGTAGACCACGCAAGTAGGGCGATAGGGGATAATTCCGGTTCGACTCCGGAGGCTGGACAGTCTGTCACGCCTATCTGACAGAGGGGGACGCGATAGCCTAGGCAACAATCGCGCCTGCGACCGAAAACTATGGGCTGACAGCCGGGAAAGACCGGCAACTTTTAATACTTAGCCGCTTGCTTTTACGATAGGAGGGAAGATGGACACGGGATTTAATGAAACAATTACCGTCAAGCGTTGCGAAAACGGATGGTTTATTGAAACGTCAAAGCCTGGGTTTACATGGCGCGAGGTTTATACCAACCCGATAGAATTGCTTGGCCGTCTCGCTTCATCGCTCGGGATACACGGCAAGATAGAATATGGGGGCGATAGCTTTATCGCTTAATACTTTCTAGCCTGTTCTTCCGCCGGAGGCAAAATGACTTGTATTTATTGTGGTGAAGAAATGATTGACATGACCTCGCCTGGATCATACGCTGGCCTAATATGTCTCGGATGCCACGCCGGATACGGAGCGGATTTTACAAATCACGAAACCCTTATGTCATGGAAACCCGGAAATGATCCGGGCAAAAGATGCAAACTAGTCCTAAATCGAGGACGACGCAGGCGTCAATACCTGCGCGCCTGACTTTCCGCTACTCTAGCCTTAGCCTCTATCGGCCATCCGGTAGAGGTTTTCCCATTATCTTTAGCCCATTGTTCGTAGGTCTGATACTCGACTATGCCCTTCCCTCTAACTCGCCTAAACTCAGGCTCTAGTCCATCGATAACCTCGATGATACGACATCGACAATTAATTACGTTCTCGGGTTGGCTAAATAATCCCGGCCCCTCGGCGCTATCTCCGCCGATGTAAAACAACCCCTTCTCGTCGGCGAATTGACCGTCAAGAGCCCCATGAGTGTCCCGCGTTCGAGTATCGAGCGTGGCTACCCACTGCTTCTTGGCTTTGATTCCAAGATCATCGAGCTTGTCATACAGCTCTAGGTGGCCTTGCGTGTAATTCCGCCCGGCCTCGGTTCGGACTATCATTTGTGCGTGCTGGTATGATTTACTCATATCATCGCGGATAGCCTCGACGGTCTTTTCAAACCATGATTTGCGCGACAGGGCGCGGGCTGTTTTGTTTATCGATTGACCAGTAACCAACATTCGAGTAATGGTCTGGTTAATCTTCATCGTGTCTTTTATTTCCCAGTTGCGGAAGCGGTCAACGAAATACTCCCCGCTCTGCGTACTGTAAACGCTTGCCCTAATCGCTTCAACGGGAAGTATCGGCCATTTTATGGCGACACCTAATGCCTGATCGTAGGCCCACGCGGATCCATAATAAGCATCAGCGTAAGTAGAAGCGGAATTATCCAAGGTTCCATTTATTGCCTTCCTGGTCAGCTTCCTATATTCTTCCGCTATAGCCCGCTTGACTGAATCTAATCTACCATATCTCCGAGCCTCCGTCAAGCTAGGACTGTCGCCCATCTTGGCATACAGGCTCGCTAGCTGGCCTTCAATCACTTTATAGGCTTCCCGATATCGCTTGGCTAGCTCTTGCTCAAATGCCTTTGTCGTCGCCTCGGTTCGGTCTGCATTGCGGAGGAGTAGTTTGTCAAGCTCCCGAGTCGGAGGCATCGTTTACTTCCTCGCCGGCCGGATTCTGCTCATTGAATAAATCGACGGCCTCTTGCTTTTGCGTTTCGAGCCTTGCTAGCTCCTCGTCAACGTCGCCAATTATGTAGGTCGGGAAAAGGCGAAGTATAGTCTCGTCTGATAGAACGTCCTTCAGCGTGGAAGCAATAGTGGCGAGCTGGGCCAGGTCGTCGGGAAGGTTTCTATTCCAGGTGATCGTAACATCGGTATTGGCCGAGTTATTCCCTGCGCTAAGATTGTTCCCGAGCTTCTTAATCAGCGATATTCGATCCTGTAAACCAATCGAGAAATAGGTAGCAATGGCCGTGCAAAGATATTCAAAGCCTAATAGCTTGTATTTCTGCGCTACGCCGGAAGCCTGCACGAAAGTATCATCATTCGGATTGAAAAGCTGGAGCATTTCATAGATTAGGCGCTCGCAACGGTCGGCGGCGGTATCAATAAAACTAGCGTTAATGTCTTTAGTCAAAAAGGCTATTTGATCAGTTACGCTTTTTTCGCCCGCGAGATTCTGGAAAAGGCGAGTTTGCTTTATCTTGTCAACTTCCGTCTCGCCCGTATCCGGGTCAACCTCGTCCGATAATCGGCCCGCCATGAGCATATAGGAAGCCGCGAAGCGGGCAAGCTCATTAGCGAAATCCTCCGACATTATCTTATCGTAGAAATCAATTAGCGCTGTTACATGGTCGAAAAGGTTGGAACCATCGGAGCTAATCTTAAACTGAACAACGGGGACGCGGCCATAGCCATGAGCCTCGGGCTGTCCATCGGGGGCAAGGGCTTCGACTGTCGGTCCCTGGTATTTTATTACTTGCGCCTCATCGTAGACATGAGCATAGAACGTAGTCTTATTGTCATAATCACGTTTTGACCAGTGGCGAATAAACCCGATTAGTTTAGGCTTTAGCGAATCGTCGTATATGGCGATACACTGGCTAACAGGAATCTGCGCGAACTGATCGGAACCGCCCTCGGTCCAATGCAATTCCCATGCTTCTCCGTGAGCTAGCGAAGTCGCGGCTAGCTCAAGGTCAATCAATCCCTCGTCGTTAGCATCAAAAATATCCGTTAGGCTCTGATCGTATCCATCGCCCGAATAAACTATATTCCCCTCTTTGAACATATAGCCTAGCACCATATTAATAGCCCGGCGAGCGAAGGGGACAGGGATACGATTATCCGGCTCTTCTTTAGGTGCGGGCGCGAGGATAGAAGGGTTAGTCCCCTTGACATATGCCGCCTGAACCGCAAGCTTTGACCGTCGGCCAGCATCCGAGGCGATTAGCTTTTGTACTTCTTTAAGGTCTATCAAAGTCCTAAACTCCTCGCCGAATATGGCGCGGCCCAGATTATTCTGTCGTTATTGTAGAAACAAAGTATTGTAGCATCGGCCCGGTCGGGTGATCGCCTTCCAGTCCGCTTCTTATACTCTTCCTTGCTTTCAACCTTGCGCCGCTCGTCCGCAGTATATTTGAATTGACGGCTCGCGAGCTCGGCTAGTAATTGATCGTCATGCATCAATCCGCAATTAGGCAAAACGCTAGCAAGGTTAAACCACATTTCAGAGATAATGTCGGGATACTTCTTTTTATCCATAGCGGCGGCCCCGAAGTTAATCGGGTTTACGTTCGCCCGCATCTTCCGGAGCTTGTCAGTTACTCCACCGCCCACGCCCGTATCGTCAATGTTTATCTTCCCGCCCTGGGCGAAGTCGAATAGTTGGCTGGCAACTTCTTGCGTATCCTGTTTGTGTAAGGTCAGGCTATCGATAACTTGCATACCTTGACGCTTGATAAACACGGTCGAATCGTCGCCGAAACGTGCAATGTCGGCCCCAACCACAATACCGCCGTCACGTGAAGCCTCGCGCTTCATGGCAGCAAGTAGCGCCGCCCGTGGCATAATCGCATGCTCGGCATTGTCATAAGGGATGCCCAGCCAAATACGGCTATACTCATCCGGGGACATAATGGCTTCCGCTTGCTTTCTTTCTTCTTCAAGCGAAGTCGGAAACCATGGATTGTCATAATAGTTTATTGTAATTCGCCGAACGTCGGATCGGCTTTCAGGAAGTACAAGGTTTATCGGGTCATCCCATGTATAGGGATTCATTGTGTAAAGAAACATGCGTAGCGGAAATATATAATCTACCCCGCCTAGCGTTACATAGAATTGCCCATCGGTTCGTAGTGTAGGAATAAGCACGTCAAGCGACTTCTTAGATACGCTTTGCGCTTCCTCAATCCAGGCCCAGTGAAATCCCTTGAAAGACTTTATCGAGTCTACTGTATGTTGCTGTAAGCCGATAAATATCGCTCGCCCGCCAGTATGCGACTCTATCGTCGCCTCGCCTGGTCTTATGGTAAAGTGGTCTCCCAAATCATGGGCATATATTTCGTCGCGCAAGGCGGCAAAGCTTGATTCCTTTAGGCTGTTTTGTATCTCTCGCCCGCATATAACGTTAAGTGGGCATTGATCCATTACGGCGGTTATTAGCCCGGAAACCGTTTGCGTCTTGGCTCCGCCGCGCCCACCTTCTAGTATATTATGCGTTACCGGAGACTCAATTAGCGGTCTTAGCTTCCCCGGTATTTGGAACATCTACAAACCTGAATCCTATCGGCCCCTTATCAGGCCCGCTTATTTCCTGCTTATCAGTATATCCTGCATGGTTCTTTAACCAGAATATAGACCCGGTACAGGCACCCGTGGCTAGTTTGCTTTCCCAATAGTTTTCTATTCTTAGCCTTGCATCGCTTATTAGGTAAGAAAACCTCTCATCTTTGCCATAGTCCCACATGCTTTGCCTAGATGAAAATCCCAAATTCCTAGCAAGCCCGGATACCGTTGGGGGCTTATCTTCTAAGTTGGCAAAGTATTCTTCTATTTTATCCCCCAAATCTTCGGGGGTATCATATTTCCTGGGCCTTCCGTTATTCATTAGTCTTATCTCTAGTAAATCTTTCAAAGTATTCGACCATGTCGCCGATTATTACCATCATGGATATATCTATATTATTT